CTAATGAAAATATACCCGATGGTTCTGGCAATGCTTGTTTTATTAAAGCGGGAGGTATTCAGTCTAATTGTAACAACTCTTTGCATTTTGGGTATGGAGTTGAAATCGTTGACAATGGCACATACGGACTCTTGCAAGTAAGCAATTCGGTTGGTTCATTCAGTGGTGCAGGATTTACTTTTACAAATAATCAAGGCAGTAGAAAACTTGGTGATTTGATAAGAGGTAAAAAGCCAAATAGTGCGGGGGATGGCTATACAAATCTTCTCACGAATATTAATATATAAGGGGTTGGCATGAAAATTGATTTTATAGAGCATAACGGTAAAAAGATATTCAACATTGACACAGTAGAAGATAAACAATACTTGTTAGAGTTGGGTATCAATATAGCAGAGGTAGAAAAGACAGAGAAACTTAAAAAAGCCAAACAAAGAATAATCCAAGATTTTGAAGCCAAAATGTCAGCTCTTATAAACGGCTACCCAACAGCTGAACGTGATACTTGGGATATACAGCAGTATGAAGCTATGACATATCTCAAAAGCAAAGATGAGGCAGACGCTCCACTACTTAGCGAGGTGCTAAAAGGTGAGCCTGAGGGTGTAACACTTGAAGAGCTTTGTAACCGAGTATTGGCTAAAGCCGTGCCATTCAAAAAGATGGCAGGTCAGTATTTGGCTGAGAAAAACAAGGCACTTAGAGAGTTGGAGGCGTAACCCATGCAACCGCGTAACGATTGGACTAAAAAGCCTTATCTTTTACGGGTTTTTATTGGTTTAGACCAATTAGTTAACGCACTCTTAGGCGGTAACCCCGACCTAACAATCAGCGGACGCATAGGCTACAGAATAGCGACCAACCAAGCAACCAAGCCCGAAAAGGCTTTGTGTTGGGTGCTTAGAAAATTTGAAAATAAACATTGTCTAAAATCAATAGAGTTAGACGAAATAGGAGGCTATAAAATGTCAAGGAAAAGTAACGCGGTCTTAGACGCTAACGAGCTACTAGACCACTTTGGCGATGAGTCAAATCACTACCTATACAAAAAGCAAGATGACGGGACTATCGTCGCGTGGATGTGTTGCGATTTTGAGTGGGCAGATGATGAGGGTCATATTACACGCGGTGGGTGTGGTGATGGAATTAACTACAACCCTAAAACGAAATCAATCTCAATACAAAGGGGTCAATAATGGCTAGTAATTACGGTGTAAACATTGTAACGAGTGCTAACGCGTCCCGTCCGATTAGAGTCAAATCATCTACACCGATTTTTCTTATCGCGACGGTCGTTTTAGCCTCACTCAGTAAAGCGGTGCAAGATAAGCTAAAAGAGCATAACTACATTATGCACTATGGCAATGCTCAAAAAGCAAAAGATGATTTTGACAAATCAAAAGGAACTATCAGCGGGGCGGTTGATGGTATCAACGACCAAGGCGTATTAAGCCCGTTGGTGGTGCATATCGTGCCTATTACCGACGCACAAAGCAAAAAGCAAGCAGAGCTATTTTATGAGGTAGCAGAGCTAAAAAGTGCGATTATCGACGGTATCGACAAAGCCAAAACAGCTATGGCAATCTACGGCGTAAAATCAAACTTGATTATCGCCCCACGGTTCAGTCATGACGGCGATGTCAAAGCTCAGATTGAGGCAGTAGCTACCTCTTTATCAGCTACGGGTATCGTTGACCTTAACGCGTCAAGCGAGGCAGACGCTACGGCAAAAATGAAAAATTACGGCACGCGTCGGCTTATGGTATGTGACCCGTATGTCAAGGTATGGGACACGACGCTAAACGAGACTATCACTGAGCCAATGAGTGCTAGGGTGGCGGGTATGATAGCCCACTCCGACGGTCTCAAAGAATACGGGTGGGCTAATAGTGCCTCTAACCGTGTTATGCAAGGGATTAGCGGAACGGCTAGACCGATTGACTTTATCGCGGGTCAAGAGTGCGAGGCAGACAGACTCAGAACGCTAGGCATAGCGACCGTTATCAACTACAAAGGCTTTAGACTTTGGGGCTTTGAAACTACCGACCCCGATAGTATTTGGCAGTCGTTGGAGAGGGTGCGGGTATTTGACCGTATCGGTGAGGCAGTCCAAGAGGGTGTTTTTTGGGCGATTGACCGTGGGGCGGATGTGCTTATCCATGCTAAAGATAGCGTTGACGGTCTGCTTTTGTCTCTTAAAGGGGCTAATGTTTTGGTGGGCTATGATGTCTATTGGAACGAGGAAAAGAATACCAAAGAGGCACTAACGGCGGGTAAATTCTACCTTGTAGCCGAAATGCAAAATATGCCGACGGTTAGACGCTTTGAGGTTGAGTGTAGCTTTACCGATAAGTTTAGTCCCGTGCTAATGAAAATCATAGGAGGTTAACAAATGGCAAGAACTGATAAAGATATTTTAAACGGTCTTAACGCGTCCGTCCAAGGTGTCGGACACCTTGGAGTTACGGGCAAGGTAGAGCAACCTAAGCTAGATATGGATGTCGTTGACGATATATCAAGCGGGAAGCTAAAGGCTCAGTATATGACGATTAGCTTTGAAAAGTATTCAAATATCGTCATGGCTGAATACAACAAAAACAACTTAAAGCCTAAAGATAGACTCCCATTAGTGCTAAAAGGAAACATCAGACGCGACGCGGTGGATGTGCCTTTGGTTGTCACGGTTCAAGGTGAAATCCACGAGCTAGACGATGGGACGCTAGAAGAGGGTAAGGAGGTGACGCGTAAAGTTAAAATCAAAGTCGATAGATACACAAAAACGGTTAACGGTAAGCCCGAGGTGGTCTATGACCGTCTAAACGATGTGTTGGTCATTGACGGGGTGGACTTGTTGGCAGAATACCGCCAAAATGTCAACTAGAGGCGGGTCTAAATGTTAAAAGACCTTATAGCTCTAATCGTTGCGACGCTAGGCATAGAAGATAATGGCATAACTGAAAATACTCTCTTTGTAGATGATTTGGGTATGGACTCATTGGACGCTATAGATGTCGTTACAGCGGTTGAGGATAAATACGGTATTGAGGTAGAGGATAAAGATTTAGACTCTATAAAAAGCGTGGGCGATGCCCTAACATACATTCAAAACAAACTAAACGAAAAGGAAAATATCATGGCAAAAAAAGTAACAGTAACAGAAAACGAAATGGCTCACGAGGTTCACGCTGAGGCGGTAAAAGCAGGCGTAACGGGTGTAAACATTGAAGAGGTAGGCAAAATCCTTGACATTTTCGAGGATAAAGTTAAAAGTGCAGTTGTAGCGGGTAAAGATGTGAAGATGAGACACTTCGGAACATTCACAGCCGTTGAGTTCAAAGCAAGAAATCGTTACAACCCAGCGACTAAGCAAACGGAGGCGTTCCCAGCGGTAACTAAAGTTAAGTTCGAGGGTTCAGACGAGTTTAACAACGCTCTTAACGCTTAAGCGTTTGGTGCAACGATAGAGGGGTAATTTACCTCTTTATCGGCTTTAGTAGAGGGTAACTATAGGTTATCTTTTTCTAAGGCTTATACCGCCTTAAAATCTACCAAAAAGGGTAACAAATGAAGCAAGATAAAGAAATCGTGCAACTAGAAGAGGGTGAGGGTGATATTATTATCGACCTTGATGTCCCAAGTAGAACGGTGGGCGATGAGTATATAGAAGATATTAAACGCCTTAGAGTCTCAGACGAAAAAGTCAAAACATACGATAACGGCGTAAGTGTCGAGGTGGTTGAGTATTTCAGCGGTAAAGTTTTGAGCGTAACCAAAGTAAGATTTAAGGGGTTAGAAAATGAGTAACAAAAAAGTGCAGTATGCAAAACCAAAAGAGATTAAGCTAAGCCGTGAGTATCCTTTTGGCGGTGAGTGGAAAGATACGCTTATTATGCGTGAGCCTACTATCAAAGATGAAAAGATAGCCCGTGAGTCTATCACCTCAGAAGATGAACTCCAAGAGCGGTTATTCTGTAACCTTTGTGATATTGAGATTGAAGAGCTAGACCAACTAGCACTAAAAGACGCTTACGCCATTACGGAGGCTTACAACTCTTTTTTGTCATAACAGAAGATGTGTTAATCGAGGGGATTAGCTTCATCTCGTATAGGCTACACATAGATATAAACCGTCAAGAGACTATGACGGTCAGCGAGTGGCTAAAATACTACAAACAAGCCGTTAAAATCCACGAAATGGAACTTAAAACGCGGGGGCTTCAATTTTAGCCCTTGGCGTAATATTCTTATGATATAATTTTTATAAATAACTACAGTAAGGCAAAATATGAAAGATTTTTTAATAGGCGTTTTGGTTTTAGGTGCTTTGGTTTGGTATTTTTCGCCGTCAAAGGCTGAGACAAAAAGAGACCAAGATTTAAAAGATATTCGCTCTCAGATAGAGGCTACTATTTGGGTCAAAAAAGAGCTTAAAATATCCAAAAAAGATATTAACGAGACTTGGGCGTTTAGCTCCGATAGTGTAACGCTTGGGTGCGATAGATACCCGCTAATTTATGTGATAGACTATGACCAAGAGGGCGTTAAGTATGGTCTCAATGGCAAATCAAAAAGACACTATGCAGAACTAAAAAGAGATAATCCGTTTTGGCTCAAAGATAAATCAGAAAAATACAATATCAGCTTACAACCTTTTATAGATAGAGCCTTAGAGCTTTGCGATGTCGAAAAAATAGACAAAAAGCTAAAACAGCTAAAAGAAAAAGAAGCAAAATTAGAGGCTAAAACCTTTTAAAAATACTCCCTTTTTATCGGCTACTATAAGCCCGATTAGAAAAAAAATCCATATATGCCTATATGGCTTTAAAAAATCTACCATTTAAGCCATTATAAGCCTTAAAAAAGGCGTATTTATGGCGGGTAGTGGTGCTTTATCATTTAACATAGTATGGGACTCAGCTATTAAGGGGTCGGGCTTCATGCAAGCCTCTTTTAAGGGTATCCATACTTACGCTAAAGCAGTCGAAAAAATCAAGCTCTTTAAGGGCGTATCATTCCCAACACTCAATAACCAACTACACACAACGGTTAACCACCTTAGCCGTATGCACCAATCAGCTAAAAAGTTTAGGCGTGAAATGGAAGCCTCAGCCTTTGACGCTTCACCGCTAAAGACAACTATTAACGAGGTCAAAAAAGATATGACCTCAATAGCCAATAGTGCCAACCGCTATAATCAATCAATGACACACGCGTCAAAAGCCCCAAGAGCTAAACGCGGTCGCGTCCGTGGTTATGTGTCAAGCAAGGTAAAAAATACCGCCGTCTTTGCGGGTGGTATGGCTACGGGTGCGGTAATGGGTGCAGTAGCACAAATTAGCCCCGTGCGTAAGTCTATGGTATTTGAGTCGTCTATGGCAGATGTCAAAAAAGCGACCAATGCAGACGATAAGCAAATCGTTATGCTTAAGCGTAATATTTTAAAAATAGTCTCTTCTCCTAAAGGCTCACTTTTAGCACCGTCCGAGATAGCACAAATCCAAGCGGGTGGCGGTAGAAGTGGCGTAAAAATTCCAGACTTACCACAATTTACCAAAGATATAGCCCAAGCGTCGGTAGCTATGGACTTGGATACCTCAGAGGTCGGGCGGGACTTCGCAAAAATGTCCGAGCGTATGGATATACCTATCCGTAAAATATCGGTGCTTACTAATGCCTTTACGCATTTAGAAAATAACGGCTCAAACTCAGCTAGAGACCTAATCAACACTACTAGCAGACTATCGGGTGTTTTTAGAGGTTTGAAGTTTAAACCACAAAACGCGGCGGCGATTAGTAATTTTATGAATACGCTTGAAGTTTCACCCGAGTTAGCCGCAACCTCTTTTAAGATATTGACCAATAGGTTTAAAAAGACAGATGATAAATTCGGTTTTTACTCACGACTACAGAAAAAAGGGGCGGGTGAATTAAAATCAATCATTAAAGAGATAACTAGCTCAATGAGTAACAAAGAGATGATTAAGACTTTTGGAAGTCAAGGGGCTAATGTTATCTCAAATATGGGTAGCAAATTAGACGCGTTAGACAAATCTTTAGCAACCGTGGCAGATAAAAAAATGATGTTAGCCGTCGCGTCTGAATATGCGGTTAAAATGGCTACAAGTGAAGCGAGGGAAACAGCAGTTAAAAACAAGATAACCGCTGAGGCTATTTTACTTGGTGACCAACTAAAAGGGACTTACATATCGTTTTTAGAAACGATACCAAAAGCCATAGCATGGACGCGTAAATTTTACACCGAAAACAAAGAGCTAATACACACTTACGGCGGTATCGCTCTCAAAGTTGGCGGTGCATTAGTGGCGATTAAAGCCCTATCGTGGATAGCTTCACCTTTTATCGGTTTGGTCAAGGGTGCGGGGTCGTTTATCGGTTGGGTGACACGCTCTAAAATGGCTATGTCTATTTTGGGCGGTGGTGCGAGGTTTGCGGGTCGTGCGGTGCTTTGGTTGGGTCGGGCGTTTTTGCTTAACCCGATAGGTTTAGCCATTACCGCTATAGCGGGTGGTGCGTATCTTATCTATAGTAAGTGGTCAACGATAAAGCCGTTTTTTGGTCGTATGTGGACGGGCATTAAAAGCTATTTTGCTAAAGGCAAAGCGTTTTTAGGCAAAGTTTGGGCGTGGTCTCCAATAGGTATGATAGTTAAAAATTGGTCGGGTATAACGGGCTTTTTTAGCAAATTAGTAGCCAAAATAAAAGCACCTTTTGCGTCATTCTTTGATTGGATAGCTAAAAAGTTCGCTTGGATTGGCTCAATGGTCGGGACGGTTAAAAAGTGGACTTCGGGGGCTTGGAATAGTGCTAAAAACCTCTTTAGTGGCGATAAACCACCCAAAGGCTCACACGCTCTTAAAGAGCGTGAGGCAAACATACCAAAGGCACTAAAGCCGTATAGACCACAAAGTAGCTTTTATGATAAAGCACCGACGCTAAAAGCTCACCCTACGGGCTTAAAAGACGCTATGAGTAAGCCTCACGCGTCGCTTAAGCCCGTCAATAATACGACTTACGCGTCAGTATCGACAATACAAGAGCCTAAATACTACAAGCCACAAACGACTTTTAATGAGGTAAACACCCGCCACGAAACGACTTTAGCAAGTGCGGGCGGTGTTGGTCACTCTAAGAGCGTTAAAGTCAATGTAGGGGCTATAAATGTTCATGTCAAAACCACCGACGGCAAATTTGATAATGACCACTTTGTAGCCCAAGTTGAAAAGGCTATGAAAACGATTAACTATGAAAAAGAAACCACACAATACGAGGATATAGCGTAATGACAAAACTACTTTTATTTTTAACACTTGGAGGCTATTTGATGGCTTGGGATATTGGAACGGTAAGCCGTATAGTTGACGGTGATACTATAGAGATAAGCTACAAGGGTAACACTTTTAAAGCTAGATTGATTGGTATAGAGACACCCGAAAGCTACAAGAGCCAAAAGAGCCGTAAACAGTCCAAAGAGTGCAAACTTACCGAGCGTGAACTTTTACACCTTGGGAAACTATCCAAGATATACACGACCCACACGCTACCCGTCGGGTCTAAAATTTCTTTTTTATCGGTTGGCGTTGACTATTACGGTCGGGCGTTGGTATGGGTCAAGGGTTTTAATTTTCAGATAGTGCGGGACGGTTACGCCCAAGTTTACGCCCATGCTGATATAGATTACAAGACTAAGCGGGTTTTGTATGCTATTGAAAAAAGAGCCAAAGCCAAACAAAAAGGCATTTGGGAAATCATTAAAAAGGATTGTTTGTAATGGATGAAAAAAAGCAAGTAGAGCCACAAACAAAGGCTAGACCAAAAGAAAAGTTATCGACAAAAATATCACGATACACCTTTTTACTGTTATTGGTCTTAGTCGTGGTTAAAGTCGTTGTTTATCCGTCAGACGCGGACAAACTAAAAACGGTATTAGATAATCTTGTAGAGCTAAATATCTATACTTTTATTGGTGTGTTAGTTGGTGCGGGTGCGATAAATAAAATCGCTGAAATGTTTAATCAGTATAGAGGTAAAAGATGATTAATTTTATTGGAACTATCAAGCGTTACGCGGTCGCGGTCGGTCTCTTTGTCATTATGGCTTTGGGGGTAATCCTTGGATTTAAAAATAGAGAGATTGAAGAGCTAAAACAAGAGGCAAAGCGTAAAAAAGCAGAGCTTGAAGAAAAAAAAGAAGAGCTAAAACAAGAGGCAAAAAAAGCCTCTTTTGAGGTCGAGGATATAGAGGAAAATCTACAAGTCGTTAAAGATTTTGAGGCTATAGATTTACAAACTAAAAAAGGGGGTCAAGATGTTAAAAATGATGATAGCGACACTTTTAGCTTTAGCGTTTAGCGGATGTGCTACCACATACATTAAGCCACCGTGTAAATATCCAAAGATTAAAAAGATTGATAGACCACACGAAAAAAAAGTAACGGGCTATAGAGAGTGCAAGGCACTTAAAAAAGGCGTTTGGGTCAATATCGGTGCGTGTATGGATAAATCAAACATTCTTATCTTAAAGGCTCAAAACCGAAAGCTAAAAAGAGTAATCACGGGTTACGAAAATAAATTAGACCGATACGCTAAAGAGTATCTTGATGTAAATCAATCCAAAAGGGGTAACTAATGGCAGACTTTAAAAGTGCAATGAAAAAGTTAAACAAATTGGAGTTTAGCAGTCCGAGGAACTATCTACACTACAACCGAGGCGAAAAAGGTTATACCGTCGGCGGTATTTATGAGAAAGCTCACCCGCGTTGGATGGGTTGGCATATCGTCTATAAGGCTCTTAAAAAATACGGCTCTATGGCTAAAGCCTCAGAGCCACTTTATCAAGATACCACACTCAGAAAAAAAGTAAACGGATTTTACAAACACCGTTTTTGGGATGTGGCAAAGTTAGACTTTGTGGACTCCCAAATCATAGCGGATGAGATTTTTATATTTGGGGTCAATGTCGGTATGCGTAAAGCCATTAAAAAGGCTCAAAAGCTAGTAGGCGTAAAAGCGGACGGTTGGGTCGGTGCTATTACTTTAAAAGCTCTCAATGAGTTTGACGAAAGTCAATTTAGTATAGAGTTTGACAAAATAGAGATAGCCTATTATCACTTTTTGGCTTACTTCTCTAAGAGGCATAAAACACTTAAACGATTTTATCACGGATGGGTAAATCGTGCGAGGTTTGTCTAATGTTGGCGAAATTAGACTCATTCGCGTTTATTATGAACGAGTCCCATTTTAAACAGCTAGAAGAGACTTTTATCTATCACTTTGCAGAGCATAAGCAGTTAGGACACGATAGCACTTTTCACGATGTAAACGGACGCTCACACCGCGTAACGCTTCGGGGTCTGTTGGTTCAGCGTCCTATGGCTACTATTGACCCACTAATAGCAATAGCAGACCGTAAAAAACCCGTGAGACTCACCACTAAAACAGATGACTATTATGTCTTAATCAAAAACATTAGACGCGGTAAAGATAGATACAATAATGACGGCTCTTATATGGTGCAATCATTCGATATTACCTTAGAGCGTGTGAGTGCGGGCGGTGGCTTTGGTTTAGGTCTTAGTCTAATTGGTGCAGTAGCGGGGGCGTTAGTATGAGTAAAATTTATCACGCTAAAGACGGTGAGCGTATAGACCAAATCGTTTATGACTTTTACGGCTCTACAATCGCCGTTAAGCAAGTGTTAGAGGATAACCCGCACCTATTGGGCAAAGTGACGCTTAACGCGGGTGATAAGGTCTTACTCAATGAATTTAAAGTAAATCCTATTGAAGATTTACCGACGGGTAAAGGTGTGGCATTATGGGGTTAATGGGTAATGTAAAAAAGCCTTTTTATCTTTTATTGGCTAATGGCTCTTTGGTAGGGTTGGCACTTGGTAAAGATATAAAATCAATCTCTTTTACAGACCAAGAGGGAACGCACGCGGACAAAGTAACTATAACCGTCGTTAACCCCGATTACATCAAGCCTAAAAAAGGCGATGAGTTGATTTTATTTTTTGGTTATGACGGTGTGCCGTTTATGCCGTGTGGTATCTTCACGGTGGACGGTTCACGCCGTATAGATAACCGTGTTTTAGTGATTAGAGCTACGGGCGTTGATTTTAAGGGCAAAATCAAAGAAAAAAAATCTAAAACTTTTGAAAAAACCACACTAAAAGATATAGTAGCTCTCAAAGCAAAAGAAAACGGCTTAGCCTCAAAGTGCGATTTTGAAGTAAAAATCAAACACTTAACACAAACCAATCAAAGCGATTTAGACTTTTTAAAAAAGTTAGCAGATGATTATAATGCTATTTTCACCATAAAAAATAAGACTTTGATTTTTGTTAAGAAAAAACAGACGCTACCAATGTTTACTTTTGACGCTGAGAGTGTAGCAAATATTGACATTGAAGAAACGAGTAAAAAAGAGTTTAAATCGTGTGAGTGCAAATATCACGACCACAAAAAAAATAAAGAAATTAAAGTTAAGGTTGGTAATGGTAAGCCTATATTACATTTTACGGGGTCTTTTAAAGATAAGACAGAAGCTAAAATCAAAGCAAAAGCGAAACTAGACAAAGAAAACGAGGGCATAATAAGAGGCTCTTTAACGACTGAGGGGTCTATATGTTACGCGGGTGCTAATATGCTACTTGTTAACACTATCCACGGCGAAAATGACGGACTCTATAAAATCAAAACCGTTAGCCACACGATGAACGCGTCGGGGTGGACTATGACGGTCGAGTTTAGCAAATAATGCCACCTAAGATAATTGGACGCTATTACAAATTTTACAGACTTAAAAAAGGGTGTTATGACTCAAACCCGTATAAGCTCTTAAAGATAAAAGGTAAACACCTCTACTTTAAAGGCTTTGACGGTAGAGTCCATGAGGATTATTTCAAAGAGTTTTTTGAATTGGCATGACCCACCTGGTGTAAATAAATGTGACTATGCTGCAACGCAAAACCGTGACGCACCGGCAAAAAAATAATGTGACTATCCCTGGTATAAAAACCGTGACTCATCGAGTAATTAAAAATGTGACTGGTCCAATTAAGCAGTAAAAATAAATAAGAGAGATCCACCAACGCTAAAAATGACGATACTCGAGTAACATCAAATAAGGCGATGAAGTACCAAAAAAGAAAAAGGGTCATGAGGTATCGCCAAAAAAGGCGATTGGTGATGAGATAGATATCGCCACGCTAGATAAAGCGATAAGAGCAGCTTAAAAAATGTGACGCACCTGTAACGCTTAATCTATCGACTTAATATAAATTGTAATCTATCATCAAAAATATTAACTCCCATTTTTTTATACTGTTCTATTAAGTATAGAGCATGGTCTATTGTTTTTGCTTCAATGCACGCTAACTTTTCTACAGTAGAATAAACAGCAGAACTATTATATTCTTTTAAAGTTTCTTTGCCAATAACCATAGTATGCTTTTCTTCCAACTTTGCTTTTATGATTGCTTTTTTTATTTCATCTATAAACATAAATACTCCTTTTAAAATTTAAGCGTTTACAGTAACCTTTTTAGCCTTGCTTTTGATAGAGGCTATTTTATCAAGTGTGTTAAGCGTTTTTGGGTCTGTTATTCTTTTCTTTGGGATAAATAATCCTCTAACGGTCTTACCGTCAATCTTAAACGACCCGATTTT